GCGCCTTGTGCGAACATGTCCGTGCTATAGTGGCCACGCGTGCCCAGCAGGCTGGTACAGCAACAGTCGTGTTCTACCCATACGATGTTCCTGGCCTCGACCCCCAGCTCGTCTACGATGCCATGGTGTCCATTCTGCGCTATGGCCGTGAAGCAGGGCTTCAGCTGGGTGTGCGCTTTTACATTGGGTGCCACCAATGGTTTTATCGTGGCACTTACTTCGAAGGTGAGTACAACTACGTCCGTCACCCTGACGGGACAATAACTGCGCTCGTCGCTGGCAATGGTGCCGTACACTACGGCCCGCACAGCGCAGACGACTGGATTCACACAACCAACCCAAAACTACCAGGCTTGGAGTGGAAGTGTGAGTACACGACTGGTACCAACTCTGAGGTGCGCGTGTACCGTTTTGCATTGCAGGCAGTGGGGAACAACCTCCAAAATGTTGCGTATGATGACCGCGGCCGCTTTCTGCCGCAGCTCACTTATGCTTACGTCAACCAAGGAGCCGCCACCCACCCCCTGCCTGTCCCAATTGAGCTCATGATGTATTTGCGCCGTAAAGCCTCCAATCGACCTCGTGATGGGCGGCTGGCTGCAACCCTCATGCTCATAGCAAATTCAGTCGTGAACGGGAAAGACCCGAACTGCAAGGTCGACATCCCACCCCACATCAGCAATACCGTCGTCACATTGGTCGTGGCAGACGCGATGTCGTACGTCAGTCCAGAGGAGCGAGACTTTGTGTATGAGATGAGCGCAGCACAAGCTGACCGCGCTGTGCATGCTGAGCGCCTGACCTTAACTGTCGGTGTGCCTAGCAGCTCCATCTTCATTTACCTCGCTTTCATTGCGTTGCCCTTGTTTTTGAAACTCGGGTTCAACACACTGACGAACGGTGGTGAGATTCTGACTCACCTGGGGCCTGGCGTCCTAAAAGTCCTCTATGGCGCACATTTCGTCATGGGCCTTTTGACCATTGGCAGCTTGGTGTTTGCCTACGGCATGGTAGCTCAAAATCGCGACACGCGCAATTGGGCTTGGGGCAATGGGTGGCCAGTCTCTCGCCTATTCTGGACACTCGTTCTGATATCCATGTTGTTTACTGGGGCCGTGGCCAAGCCCATGGACCGCGACCCCTTTTCCGTTCCCCGTCAACCCTCAAATATACAGTTGCGTGATAGCAGCTTTAGCTCACGTGAGTTGGAGTGTGGGATGCCCGACGTTTGTTGCCTTGACGGTCCAACAACGTTTTTGGCATACCACAGCCAGTTGGGCGCCAATCGTGACATCTGCCCAACTGCGCGCTACCGCATTGGTGAAATGTGCCCATGTGAGGACAAACCTGGACCCACAGCGTATGGCTTCATTAGTCATGAGGTTCCAGTGACTGTCCCAGCAGTTTGTGCGTGCAATGAAGTGGTCTCACTCACCCACCGCGCCCTTATGGCGGTCCCGGGTTGCGCTGACCACGCATGGGACGCTGCTATCAGCACATTCACTGAGACTTTTGAGGAGTATCGCAAAC